GTTTATCACGCTACCGTCAGGGAGACAGTACGCATTCCCCGGAACAACATGGACTGAATGGGGTACGGCAACCAACCGCACCTCCATCTGTAACTACCCTGTGCAGGGCTTTGCAACCGCCGATCTCTTACCAATCGCTTTAGTAAAGTTGCATAAGTCTATGAAATCAGAGGACTTAAAAAGTGTGATATGTAACACGGTCCATGATAGCATTGTACTTGACGTATTCCCCGGAGAGGAGGATACTTGTACCACACTTGTGGTGGAGGCAATGATGTCGCTACCCGAAGAGTGTCAGCGGAGGTACGGCATTGAATACGACATGCCAATCTCGGTTGAGTGTAAGATGGGGTCCAACTGGTTGGATACCGAAGTTGTCTACGCAAACTAAGGAGAGCGTAATGGGCGAAATGAGCGTTATGGAAAATCCTTTCGACAGTATGTTGGAAGCAGTAAAGTCAGGTAACACGCAGGATTTGATGCGTTTATCTGGTCAGGCAGATGAGGACACACCAAAGGCAGGTCTGTCACGTCTCAATATCAACTACGAAACAGATACAGACGAGGGTCACACCCTCAAGAAAGGTACATGGAAAGTGTATTACGATGGTGAGTTTGTCTACGCAGACTCCGTACAGTTCCGCCCGCTGGTGCGGACATATGAATGGTCAGTGTGGGATCAGGAGGAAAGTAAGTTCTCCAACCGTTCAATCCAAGCACCATCACTGGACTACCAATTCCCAGACATCTCAGGGGGCAACAAGTGCGGCCGCCTAACGAAGTCTGACGAGGAGCAACTCGGTGAGGATCACCCGCAGACACTGGCTTCACGTCTCGCTACGTGTAATCAGGTGTTTTACGCAGTGATTAGCATGAAGGGTAAGAATGCTGAGGGCAAGAATGTAGAGATTAAGGACTACCCTGTAGTTACTTACTTCAAACGCTCTGGTTTCCGCCCTGCACGTGAAGCTATTCAGAAGCTCGGTAACACTCCTATGAATGAGGTGTTGTTTGAGCTCACTACGAAGCGTCATAAGATGGGTAGCGTAACTTACTTCACACCTGTGTTCACGGTGTCAGGTAGTGCGCGTCTCGACGGTCCTACGACAGAGTTACTCACTATGTTCTTAGAGACTGTTAAGGCTTCTAACGCAAACATCATGGAGCAACACAAGGAGGCTATGAAGGCTAAAGCGTCTACCGAGGAAGTTGACTTGGCGGCGGACTTCAACTGATGCTAGCGGAAGTTCAGGTTAAGAACTTCCTTCAAGCGGCCACGAGGGGGGAAGCAGTGCTTTCCCCTTCTGTGCTTGAGGAGTTTGCACAGGAATGCCGCGAGGCACTCGAAAAACAATTTAACCGTAACCCGGAGTGGCGTATAAGGATGAGTGGACTTGGACGTCCTCTCTGCCAACAGATACACGGACGTGATGGGAAGGACGAGGAGATGTCCTACAATGCTATCATGCGATTCCTCATCGGGGATCTCGTGGAGTGTGCGGTGATGGCGATTCTCAAAGGAGCGGGGATCAAGATCGTAGAGGCACAGGGAAGGTGCCAGCTTGACGTTGGGGGCGAACAGGTACAGGGCACCCTAGATTTGATTCTCGACGATCCTGTGGACGGAGAGAAGGTCTGGGATGTAAAGTCAGCAAGCCCATACTCTTACGCACAGAAGTTTAGTAAAGGGTACGACAATCTTAAAAATGACGACCCCTTCGGATATCTCATGCAGGGATACCTGTATGCTGAGTCGAAAGGAAAAGACTTCGGCGGATGGATTGTGGTGGATAAGTCGAGTGGCGAGATCCAGTTTGTACAAGCACCGGATGATCAGCAGGAAGACAGGGATCATTATATCTCTGAGGCTGGTAAAGTTGTCGAAGCCTTAATGTCTAATTTTAAATACGTGAAGCCGCCTATAGACCCTATCGAAGAAACGTTTACGTTAGAGGGGGTCAGGACAGCGACAGGTAACAAACTTTTAAGTAAGAATTGTACTTTCTGTGGCTACCGTAAACACTGTTGGCCCAAGGCAGTACAACATGAAAAAGTAACATCTCGGGCTCGTAATAAGCCTATCGTCTGGTATCACACACTAAAGGTAAAGGAGCTATGAAGACAACAGATATCAAAAAGGTAGTTGAGCTACAGGGTAAGATTATCAAACTCAGAGATCGCATTATGAAGGACGTAGAGCGGCACAACACGATGGTTATTGATGAGTTACGCCCGATGGTGCAGGGAGTACTGCCCTCAACAATTTACCAAGTAGGAGACATGACCTACAAGAGAGGTAAACTTTTCTGTCAACTCGAGTGCGAAGATTACGGTCTTGGCATAAAGGCAGAGGGTTTGGCTACCCTCCGTAGAATTGTTGTGGAGGATAAAGATGCCCCTTCTGATGACACAGAAAGTAGACCGGCAACTCCTGTATCTGAATGAAGGAGCTTACGCAGTCTACATCGAATCGGCGGACACCAGAGGTGGCGACCCGTGGGTAAGGTGGGCTCGAAACTTTGATCGGTGCTTACCCCTTACCATGTGGTCCCATTTTGGGACTCCCCTATCTCACGAGACGTGGGAACGAGACGGAAGGAAAGCGACGGAGGAACTAGCGAGTATTGGAAATGTAGTGCGGCAAGGACGTGTGATGGTTTTTCCCGGAGATGAGTACACCCACGCACTCGAGCAAATCCGGAGTACAACTCCTAAATTGCACGATAGAATTTCTCAATCGATACAGGGACTTATAGGATAATGAGCAAACCACAACGACATAAGTTTCGTTCTGACTATGAGTTGAGCGTCGCAAAATACCTCGCAGAACAAGGGGTTAAGTTTGAATACGAGTCCCAAAAGCTTTCGTATCAACCGAAACCGAAGACATATGTCCCGGACTTTTATCTGCCGGAGCAGGACATCTACGTAGAAGCCAAGGGGTTTTTCAGTCCGGCTGACAGACAGAAGATGTTGTTGGTGATTAAACAGAATATGTTCTGTGACATACGGATGCTTTTCTTGCGAGCATCAAACAAACTTAATCGTTCTAGTAAGACTACCTATGGATCATGGTGTGATAAGCATAGTATCCTCTGGGCTGACGGGACAATACCACTGGAGTGGTTGGAGAAGAAAGCATGACAGACTTAATCTTAGATCAAGATAAATTGATTGCCCTCGAGCAAGCCGGCTTACTGAAGGGGCGGTACTACATTGTATTGGAGCCAGTTGAAGATGAGAATGAAGACGAGGATGGTTTTACTATCCGCGCATACGCAACTCGAGATACTGAGGTGGAGACTAAGGATGGGAAAACATTTGATCCAACTTATGTTATTCTTCAAGGATTACTCGGTGCGGTCTACGAGAACTTCGACGACGTGTACGAAATGGGATTGGAAAGGGTTACGCTGGAAGCACTCGGTGAAATCGTCCCAGAAGAAGACCTGAAGCCGGAACATAAGAAACGCATCAAGTCGATGGAGGGTAATGTGATCATGGCAAACTTTGGTAACTTACAATGAGTGATTGGAAGAACCCGGAACACTATAAGAAGAAAGACTTCGAGGCGATTGACATCATCAAGTCTGTGCTTACAGAAGAACAATTTGCTGGATATCTTCTCGGAAACTCGCTAAAATATTTGTTACGGGTAAACGATAAAGATACTCCACTGATGAATATCGGCAAGGCGGAGTGGTACTCAGCCCGAGCAGAAAAAGAACTTTCGGAGAAATAATGGAATACATGTACTGCAACAAGATTGCGATTGACTACGACCGCGATGAGAACTTCTCGGCACAGGCCCTGAAGTTACTCACGGACTATTACATGTTGCCTGACGAGTCGAGCCCTCAAGAGGCATTTGCTCGTGCGGCCTTGGCTTACTGCGAGGAAGATTATGGATTTGCTCAACGTATATACGACTATGCAAGTCAGCGTTGGTTTATGTTTGCTAGTCCTGTTCTTAGTAATGCTCCGAGATTGGGGGATAAACTTAAAGGACTACCCATTAGTTGCTTCCTTACTTACGTTGGCGATAATCTTAAGTCCCTTATCCATCATAATAGTGAGGTTGCTTGGCTCTCCGTGAAGGGTGGAGGTGTCGGGGGGCATTGGTCTGACGTACGGGGCATCTCAGATAAAGCACCGGGACCTATCCCATTCATGAAAGTTGTCGACTCCGGTATGACAGCTTGGAAGCAGGGGCGTACCCGTAAGGGATCATACGCCGCATACCTCGACGTGTCTCACCCAGACATCATCGAATTCCTTAATTTTAAGGTACCCACTGGCGATACGAACAGGAAATGTCTTAACCTGTTTAACGCCGTAAACATTACAGATGCTTTTATGGAGGCAGTAGAACATGGAACAGAATGGCAATTACGAGATCCTAATGAAAGAGATGTCCGAGATTCAATCCCAGCTAGAGAACTGTGGCAAAGAATACTCGAAGCTCGTTTCCGAACTGGGTCTCCTTATCTCCACTTCATCGATGAATCCAACCGACAGTTACCAGATACTCAAAAAGCACTTGGACTCGCAGTTAGAGGGTCTAACCTTTGCTCTGAGATCACTCTCCCTACATCTGAAGAACGCACGGCAGTTTGCTGTCTTTCCTCAGTCAACCTCGAAAAGTACGACGAGTGGAAAGGAACAGGAATGGTTGCAGACCTTGTGCGATTCTTGGACAACGTCCTTGAATTCTTTATCCGAAATGCACCGTCAGAGTTATCAAAAGCTGTTTACTCAGCTAAACGGGAAAGATCAATCGGCCTAGGGGCGATGGGATGGCATGGGTATCTACAGCAGAATGGTATCTCGTGGGAGGGCCTCGGCGCGAAGTTTGCGAACCAACGGATATTTGCCGACATACACGCACGAGCTCATGAGGAGAGTCTGCGTCTTGGCAAAGAAAAGGGTGAGGCACCTGACATGGAGGGTACAGGACTTAGGAACGCTCACCTTCTCGCTATCGCTCCAAATGCTAATAGTTCTATTCTCTGTGGGTGTAGTGCTAGCATTGAGCCTATTAAGTCTAATGCTTACACCCATCGTACTCGTGCAGGTGCTCACCTCGTCAAGAACCCAAACCTCGAGGAGGTCTTAGATGCTCTCGGAAAGAATACTCAAGAAACGTGGAAAAGTATCGTTAATGCTCAAGGCTCTGTTCAGCACTTGGAGTTTCTGTCAGATGAACAGAGGGACGTTTTTAAAACTGCGTATGAAATCGATCAAGGGGCCGTCGTTGACCATGCGGGTGATCGACAATCCTACGTTTGCCAAGCACAATCCGTCAATCTATTTTTCCCTGCGGGTTCGCCGGCGTCTTATGTTAACTCGGTACACCTTCGCGCATGGAAGTCTAAACTCAAATCCCTTTATTACCTCCGCACAGATGCGGGTGTCGAGGCAGACAAGGTTGGAGTCGCAGTTGAAAGAGTGGCTTTACAAGACGCGGAGGAATGCTTGTCATGTCAGGGATAGAGCCGGACAACAAGTGTAGTATCTGTCACTGTGAGTTTGACATGGAGTCTGAGGGTGGCATTCAAGGCTACATCGGGATCATCCCCTTTAGCCTTTGCCCGATGTGCTTCAGTGGTATGATGGACATGTACGACCAACTAAACGGAGACTTCAATGACAACGAAGACGGACAAGAGATACAAAGAGATGACGAGGACGAGAGCCGGTAAAGGTTCTGCTCTCCGTCCGATGGATAAAAAAAAGTACAACCGTAACTGGGAAAGGATATTTGGTGATGCACAAACTACAGAAGAAAATGTTAAAGATTTACCACCGGATCTTGAAAGCTTCGGTCAAGAAAAAATTTGACAAGGCTGATGATCTCAATTGGAAGCTATTACAGCTAGAAATTAAACTCAGACAGCTTGACGAGAAGGACGAGTCGTCGTAACATAGGTAGTGGGATATAAGTTTTCTCCCTTGCCGGATTGATCCCCGGCATTTTGTGGGCCCTTTAGGGCCCTTTTTTTCCAACAAATAAAACAAGGACTTACGATGTCTTTATTACAAGAGTCAAAGGTTTACAAACCATTTAAATACCCGTGGGCTGTCGATTACGCAGTTTCTCATGAGAAGGTCCACTGGGGAGAATGGGAGGCAAAACTGCAAGAAGATGTGGCACAGTGGCAAGGGGGCAAGCTCTCAGCACAAGAAAAGCACCACATTACTCAGATACTCAAGTTGTTTACACAGTCTGACGTGCAAGTCGGTACCAACTACCTCGAGTATTACATTCCGAAGCTCAAGAACAACGAGATTCGTGCAATGCTCACATCGTTTGCTAACCGTGAGTTTGTCCACCAGCGTAGCTACGCCCTGCTTAACGACACCCTCGGATTGCCGGAGTCAGAGTTCTCGGCTTTCCGTGAGTATAAAGCGATGGCAGACAAGGTAGACTACATGGGCGAGATTGACATGCACTCCCACGCCGGGATTGCGAAGGCGATTGCTCGTTCTGTCATGAATGAGGGCATGAGTCTCTTCAGTGCGTTTGCGATGCTTTTGAATTACCAACGGTTTGGTAAGATGCGTGGCATGTGTGAAATTGTTGAGTGGAGCATACGAGATGAGAGTATGCATTGTGAAGGTATGGTTAAGTTATTTAGGGAGTTTTGCGATGAGCATCCAAGAATTGTTACAGACGAATTTAAGAAAGATATCTACGAAATGTTCCGAGGCGGTGTCGCTCTTGAAGACAAAGTTATCGACAATGCGTACGAGATGGGAGAGATTGAAGGAGTTAGTGCGGAGGAAATTAAGCAGTACATCCGGTACCTAGCAGACCGGCGTCTTATCATGCTTGGCTTGAAAGGTAACTGGAAGGTTAAGGAGAACCCCGTAGAGTGGCTAGATTGGGTAATCAATGGGGCGAGTCACAAGAACTTCTTTGAGGGGACTGTGACGGACTACAATGCGAATGGGATGGCAGGTGACTTTGGCTGGGAGGCCGCATGACGGACGCACGGGTTCAGAAGATGTTGGACAGACTCAAGCTACATATAGAAGCGTGTGAGTTAAATCCTATGTTGGGTAACAAGCAAGTTCTTGCGGATGCTCATAAAATGATATACGATCTACGGAACAAATTAAGATTTAGGAAACCGTATGATCGAGATCACGCCAACTGAAAAGCAAGTTAAAGAAGCCCGCCTAACCGCTAATACAACTATCGGGTTACAGGGGTCCATCACGCGAGGTGGTGGTTCTCCTGCCGGGGCTCTCGGGGAGATAGTCGTCCGTGACTATTTGAATTATACACATGCCAATACTCGCGATTATGATCTATATACAGATCAGGGCATCAGAATCGACGTGAAAGCAAAACGGTGCACTTCCCCACCTAAATCTTACTACGAATGTTCTATCGCCGCTCACGGTACGAAACAGGACTGTGACGAATATATCTTCGTGCGTGTGTTAGATAGCTTGCAACTTGCGTGGATACTTGGTAGAATTTCAAAAGACGAGTACTTTAAGAAAGCGGTACGACACAAGAAGGGCGACAGGGACGAGAGTAATAACTTTACTTTTAAATCTGACTGTTACAACCTAGAAATAAGTGAACTATGGCCGATTCTAAAGCACAACTGCTCACCTTCACTATCGACTTAAACCGTGATGGAAACATTGAATTTAATTTGGACTGCGTGGACACAGTGGGAATGGAACGTATTCTTCGCAACCTTGGCGATCCCGTTTATCCTCATAAAATTGGTAACATTGTGAGGCATTACTTCCGTACATTGCAGGATAAAATTAAAGAGGAAAGAACCTGATGTCATATCTAATGTCCAACATTCCGTACTTTAAATGCTGGGTTCGTAAAGAGTTTACCGCAAATCACCAAGACTACCACGGAGAGTACTTACATGCTCTTGCGATTGCCGTGAATACAATACCCGACAGGTCGCTGTCGTTTCAGGTTGTTTTTACGGGGTGTGAGGTAGATATCGAGGATGACTTGGAAAACGTGCACGGTGGCGCGATGTGGGCAAGGATGCCCATCCAAGCTCTCGTGATGGACCTTCCGCTTGAGGAATGGCCTGCTCGTATGGAAGACCATCATGCACAGCCGTGGGACTGCGAATCGCGTCACCACAGTGTGGTTGTTTTGGATCGCGTGAGCTCAAGTCCGTGGGTCGCAAAAATTGACGGGGAGTTTGTAGAGGCTCGGTATTTGTTTACTGTGGATTACACGGAGAATGACATTGCTGACTCACCAGATCAACATAAGCAATCACATGTGTTGTATATTACTGGGGAAGGTCCGTGGGAAGGTAATGTAGTTGCACTACCAAACAACCGTGTACGTGCCACGAGTCCAGCCCTCTGGAGAACAGGGGAAGGAGCACCGGACTTCGCACCAAGTCAGTGGACACATTCTGCTGAGGGGCACAGTTCCTATACGGACCCTTCAGTTACGTTCAACAATCTCTACGCACCGGAATAAAAAAGGGCCCCGTAGGGCCCAAGCGTGGTAGGTGTCTTTGTTATTGTTTTGTCTTTGACTTACTTACCGTAGTCCTTCGGAGCTTTCTTTGCTCTCTTCATAGACGCTTTATCTTTATCAGATACACGGCTACCGAAAAGGCTTGGTGCGGCTTTCTTCAACTGCGGCAAGTTGTTTCTTACTTGGTTAATTAGACGCTGTAAACTCGCGTCCATCCCTGTCTTTGGTGGTGTAGACTTCGCTGTTGATGCATCTGTAGAAGACATAGTACGACCGCCCTTAGAGTAACCCTTGGTGCTCTTGCCGCCCATCATCATCTTAGAACGACCTTTCGTGGTCTTGCCACCTGCCATCATTTTACCTTTACCGTCAGCCGCAAAAGCTGGGACTTTCTTACCGTCCTTGGTGGTCATAGGCATCTTACCACCTGCGGCCATCTTAGAGCGGCCTTTGGTTGCTTTGCCTCCAGCCATCATCTTTGAGCGGCCTTTAGTTGTTTTTCCGCCTGCCATCATCGGCTTGCGGCTCGAGTTTGAATAGTTCTTCATTGTTGAACTCCTTGCGATTCAAATTGTTTAGTACTAAGACCCAACTTTCGGAACTCCTCCTCAATAGGGCCGGGTTTTCTAGGTTTAGCTTCGGGCATAGCTTCTTCTGCCGCAACCCGTGTTTCCATTTCAGCGTAGGGATCAACTCTCCCTGTGCTGACTCTCTCTTTGGGAAGTCTTTCTCCCACTCCGAGTTCTAGCGGAGACACCCCACGCTCCATGTAAGTTTGGAGGGAAAGGGGTTTCTCATTCGTAATACCAAAGAAGAAGCTAGCGGCCTCATCGCGAGCACTGTATTCATTACGTGCTTCACTCGCTACAACTTCCGTGAACAAAACACGTAACCACTTAGGTTCTGTTTTGTACTCCGGTACTTTATTCGTTTCGATAATATCGAGAACCTGACGCGCAACTTCCCGATCTGTTAACATTGCTCGTAGTAATGCCCCGCTGTGCTGTCGGCTTGCACGAATGATTGATTCTGTGGCTACCCACTGAACAGATACGACACCTCGGTTGATGTTGTAGATACGAGAGAGTACGGAGTCGAGGGATATTGAAGACACGTGGGCGTCAATATTTGATCCGGAAGGAGCGGGGTCGACCTTGCGTATTGTGTCAGCAATTAGCCCCCATGTTTCTACTGCGTCGGCTCCGAGAACTTGCTCGAGGCGAGCTCGTTGTGCTGAGTCTGGGGCACCAATCATGTCGTAGATTTTCTGTGCGCTAACTTCGTACTGCGGTGCGTCGACGCTCACCCCGTCGGCACGGAGAATCTGGTTGTTACCAACGTACACTTGTGTATTGGTGTTGATGTGGTTGTTGACTGATCTCTGGATAAAGTTATCGATGTATGCGGGGTCATATCCCTCGTCCGCTAGTTGAGAGCGTAGACGTGCGAGGTCTTGCCTGCCATCACGATTAATGAACATATCGTAGAGACTGGACTCAAGTTCTGTTTCTGTTACAAATGATCGGACGTCACCACGAGCTTGGGAGATGAGTCCGAGATCGACCTGCATTCCAAACAAACGATTCTGTACGGACTTAACAAATGCGATTTCTTCCTGCGCGAGAGCTTCGATACCGATGGGTTCACCACGGGGTCCGCGCTCCGTCATCGCCTCGATAACTTCGTCTTCCATCGTGTTAACGAGCTCATCCGCTTCTTTGAATTCATCTACGAGGTCGAGGCGGTTCTTCTCGTAAGCTGTTAAGCCTATCGCACCGAAGACTTCTTCTTCGTTAATAAAACGTACAGGGGCACCGTTCTTCATCGCGGGCACAATAGCCCCGTTTTTATCTCGAGTGTACACCTGAATATTGAAGATAGAACGGAACATGTTTTCGTCGTACTTCAAGACCAAGTTGGGGTTAAAGATTTTATTACCCCGTGCGTCTGTCTCCAGAACTTCTTGGAAGGTAGCCGCTAGAATACCCTGCATGTGTCGCGTAACGACGGCTTGCAGTTGCTTGCCAACTTCACCCACAAACTGCTCGTCAGGGTTAGAACTATCAAAAATAATCCTGTACTCGCCGGTGGCTTCGTCGTAAACTCCACCCACTTTAGCGAGAGCTCTCTCGAAGTTATCGTAGAGCATAAAACCAGAAAGGGGAGCACCCTCTGCGTTTGCTTTCTTTTTAACTCGTGTGAATAGTTGGTCGAGCCAATTCGTTGGTAGCTTGTCCTGATCCGTTTTACTAAAACTCCGCGCAAACTCTGCAAGAAGCTCGTCTTCATCTAGCTCGTTGAGTGCAGAAGCGGGGCCCATTGATGTCGCCTTAACCTTAGCGTTTAACTCCGCGTCCCAAGTTTTAATCTGGCGATCCCGCGTGTAACGGTCGATAACCTGTGTGCGGTAGTAATCCTGAATGCTACGAAACTGCTCGTAGACCTCGTCTGCGACTACCTCTGGGGGTTCTCCGGTAAGCCATCCCGACATGAATGCTCCACCGTTAACCTCACCGTCAATCTCTTTCTTGCCGACGGCTTGCCACCGGTCATACAAACCGAAGTAAGCCTGCTGTCGACCTGCATCTGTTGAACGAATTACTTTACCTAGATGTGAGTTAACCTTACGCCACTCCGCTGAGTTAACCAGCATCGGCATATTGTTAATCATCTTTGTCATCTTGCTTTGAATTAACGTAAGTTCCTCGCCCTCGAGGCCGAGACCCTTGGTTAATCTTCCGGGCTCTTCCTGTGCGATTCTCCGTAGCTCTTGCCACTGACGCAAAGGAGATGCACCATCAAGATCAAGATCGCCAAGGATACGTGAGAGTTGTCCATTAGACTCTTTATCCATTAGGTTTAAGCCACGCTTGGCCGCATTTGCAAACAGAGAGGCAAAGGCTTTGCGGTCAGAGGGGATCATCGTCGCCCCCTCGAGGCGGAGTGCTCCTTGTGCCATCGCAGGAGTACCTACTGCATCGAGCTCCTCATACTTCCCGAGCATGATTGCATCGAAAGTATCTGCAACGTTGGCGTGTACATCAGCGTTGTCTCTGTCGAATTCGAGGTAACGTTTTGCGACTTCCCCGTCAATTAGAGACCGGCGGTACGCGATGAGGTTAGCAAACTGGTAGCCTGCACGACCAGTTGAGGCCTCGCCTACGTTAATCTTTCGGGTGAATCGGTCGAGGAACTCGAAGTTTTCTTTACGTAGCTCATCAATTTTGTTTAAACTTTGCTCAAAATAAACCTGTGGAGTGAGTACGAGACTCTGTACCTCCGCACTCATCCCATCCATGATGGTGTTTATTTCATCGTTGTAGGAGTCGGAGAGTAGGCGGTGTAGGTCATCGTCTGCTACGTCTACTGCTTCCATCGCAACGTGCAGTGTTTCCTTGTTCTTCTTCACGAGCTCCGTGAGAGATGCGCGTTCTGCGTCGATTCGTTTTTGTTGGCCGAGTACGAATCCTCTCATTTGTTCTGCCATGATTGAAATAGGATCGTCGTCGGAGAGTCCAGCTTGGAGTTTAACGTCGAGAAGTTTCTGGGTTGCTACAGCAAGCTGAGTGATAAGCTCTCCCTGCCCCTGAATTACGGCGCGTTTTTCCATGATCGGACCGCCGATATCTTCAAAACCTGTTGCAACGAGACGCTGGTCAAGTTGGCGGGAGACATCAATAAGCTCAGCAATTCCTGACATCGTGGCGATGTTACTGATCGTTAGATCCTGATCGATATCAATATTAAGTTTCGCGCCGAGCTCGACAAGACGCAACCGCATGTTTGAGTGTTGCTTCAAGCCGTCCATCATTGCTTGTTGAAACTCAGAAGGTTGCTCTGCTACTTTACGGAGGACTGCCATTGCCTCTTTGTTAAGTTTGTTTTCTTTGAGGAGTTTCTTTGCGTACTCACTATCGTAACCGAGTCTAAATTCTTCCCAGAACTTCGGATTAAAATCTACGCCACGTGCGAGGGCCGCAATCTGGTTTAGTACGTACAATCCTTGACGCCCTCCGGCGGCCGCCATATCTTTTGTTGTACCGAGCTTTGCGGTAAGAGGGATGACAGAAGAAAGTGCTCCTCCGATCTCGAGAGTCATCATTTCACCAGAGCCCTGCTGTACACCGAAGAATTGTTGACCTAGTTGCGTGAACGCGACGGTAGCTCCGACGGTGACGCCTGCTTCTGCGTAGAGGTCACGGATGTACTTTGGCGTTAATTCTTTGTAGAGAAGTGTCTGCTGTTGCTCCCGCAATCCAGCAAGTACTTTTTGCTGACGCTTAACAACATCAGTCTTGCCTGTTGATCTGGCCGCTTTAATCGTAGCCATTGTTTCTTCAACTTGCTTGGCGATAGAAACAAAGTTTGCTTGCAGTAGCTCTTTTCTTTCGACTCCGGGTTGTCTGACCATAAGTCCGAATGCGATGTCGAGATCCTCAGCAACACGTCGTTGGACTTTTTCGTTGGTTAAGGTTTCAAGGTACTTTTGTACAACTTCTTTAGGTGTTTGAGGGGTCTCAGCGGTACGGGCTTTGTTAAAAGCTTCGATAATGTCGTCTGTTTCCCACGTTTCTTTTAAGTACTTCTGGAGTCCGGGTATTCTCTTAGTTGCTTGGGAGACTTTGTAGAGCTCCATTCCCTTATACAAACCCAGTTCTACTGCACCGTAGCGTAACAAGGACGGGACAATACCTCGTGGAGCAAAAATCTCTTCAATAATTTCTGGGTTGTAAATTTGTCCGGAGCGTTCTTCTACCAGTGTCTGTAAGTCAAACGCCTGCTTAACACTCAGAAAATCTTGTAGAGCGTCAAAGCCTTTAGCTGTTGCTTTTTTACGTCTTTCAAACTCTTCCTCGGTAATGGCAGAATCCCCGCCGATGCCGAGTTTAACAGCTTCCATAATAACTTCAGTCGTCAAGAACTTCGCAACTGTAGTAGTCACACCTGTGGCAATATCTGGGGGTAGGGTCAGCGCAAAGATACTCAAGTCGTTGAGATCTTTCATTACGATGTCGCCTTCGTAACGCCCTGTTGCTACACCGCGCATCGCGAGGGTGCGAGCTACACGGTTCTTCATGCCCAACTTCTCAAGTTTCTGATCGAGTTCGAGGAGTTGTCCTTCTCCCATCACTCTGCCGGTGACAGTCGTTGCAATGTCTTGTCCCACCGAAATGATGTCGTCGACAACGCCAGTAGATTCTCCCGGTTGGGTATACGCTTGATACTCACGTGTTGTAGTGAGGGTAAACATATCTTCTACTTCAGTACCATTTACAGGTACAGTAATCTTGTTTCCGTTCTCATCGTACTTAGGTAGGTATCCGCCTTCATAGCGCAACATGATACGATACTTATCTGCTATAGAAAGGTTGGGGTCCGAAAACGCCATTCTTTTTCTGTCGAGAGTGTAGAAGTGAGTCGCCTTACTGAGGTGATACTCTTGTTCTTTCGTGATGGGGTCTTGACCTGCGGACCGTTGAATTGCTAGATCCTGTGTTCTACGGGCTATTTCCCCTGTGGGTCCCGGAAGAACTGTGTAAGGCGTGAGCACAGAAGTGTCTTGACCCGGCTCACGAAAACCTCCTAGAGGTGTGCGCTCTCTTTGGGCAAAGAGTGCACGTACCTGCTCATCTGTTCCCATCGACTCATCGTACGGACTTCTCGCAAGACCTTGTATCACGTTCGGGTCAGTGCCCTGTGGCGTTTCGGCAATCTCCCTTTCGGAACGAATCTGGGGTACAGGAGCTACCGCTTGTGTCTGCTCTTTTTCCTTGTTAGGATCGAGTGTCACATCTACCATTTACATAATATCCTTTGTAATTACCTTGCGACTGGGGTTAATACACCGTCGATAAGAATCATTTCTTGGTCTTGAACCCTAGCGTCTTCCGAGGGAAGAACAGGAGCACCGCTCGTTAATTCATCAATAGTACGCGCACGAGTGATTGACTGATCGTAGATATACACCGCTTGGAAATCTTCTTCATCAATTGATTTTGCGTACTGATCGTTAATGACAGCGGCGCGTTTCATTTCTTGGCTGATGTATCGAAGATTTTGCTCGACACCCGTATTTGAAGCGAGTATTCCGCGCAACCCTAGAACAGCACGTTGGGCTTCAACATCTCGGTCGGAGATAGCTCGTCCACCTTCACCACCCTGTACTGCGGCCGCCATCGCAAAGGCAAGTTGTTCACCGAGGAGATCAAATACTTTCTGCCCACCGATAACTGTGTCCATATCGATTTGCTGATCTTTAAGAGAGCCGGCTTGTTTAAGAAGTTCTGCTCTTTCTTGAAACTTCGCCGCAACGTCCGGTTCCATATTATACTGAGTTGCTAGCTTTGTCAGCGCGTCGGCAATGTCTCGAGCACCACCTACGAGGTTTGTGACGAGAGAAATGAGACCTACACCACCAAGGCCGGAGCTACGGAGCTCGAGCATTCTGTCTGCAATAAGTTTTGCACGTCGAGAAGCGTCTGACATTGCACGAGCGTCTTTTGAATCAAATCCGTATTTTGTAATACGGTTATCATAAACAGGAGCTATTTGACCTGTTGTTCCGCTTTGTACAATCCGTGCAGGTTTTGCGGCAGGGTTATCCTCAATTGTTGCACGAACAAAAGCGATTCCTTCTTCTACATTATACTTGTTTTTTGTGACTGTGTCTTGTACAACGTCACGTGCTGTTTGTGTGACTGATATGGTACTCGAGCTTTGCACAACTCCAGCCCGAATGATCTCACGCTTTTCAATCATCTGGTTGAGAGCGGCGAGAGGATCTTTGGCATCATTGATAAGAGCAGATAGACGGGTGAGGGACAAACCAGAAAACTCCTGAATTTCAACGAGCTTTTTCTTGATCTCTGGTTTAATTCCTTTTTTACCGTCTGCGGTCTGGTCAGTTACGATGTTGCTAAACTTGTCTGGGTTAGGTAATACTACAAGGTTTTCAAACTCCACAATATCTTGCATAGCATCTTGTGGGATTCCAGCCATCTCAAGAATCTCAGATTTAGTAAAGCCGAGTAAAACTTGAGGTAGAAGTTCCTCGAGAAAGAATTTTTGCTCTTTCTGGCCTTTGATTCGATTGGAAATATCGAATAGATCAATGGGGTTTTTAATTACGATGTTACCGTTTGCGTCTTTAGCCCCGGTACGCAACGCCTCGGTGTAGGCATTAGCTAAGTGTGGCTGTATCATCGATGTAAAAACCCGATAAGTACTCCCCGGACCGACATTACCCGATTTAAAGTCGTTCATAATTGTCGTCATGTCGGGGCCCATCGTGTCCATAATAAAATTGATGTTTGCCAGAGAGGCCGCTCCTTTATCTCCTTGGCCGGGTTTTGTACCCGGAACAACGACAAGCTTCTCTTCTTGTTCCCCTTTGTCATTGGTCTCAAGGCGGATATACGAACCGTTTGGAAACTCAGGATCGGAGCCCCATCTAGGCCCCATCCCACCTACACCGGCAGAAGACCCCTGAAGACGCTTGAGCATATTATCTAAGCCGGGAATACTAAAGAGGCTAGGGTCGAGCATCGTTGGGATGTTATTTTGAATACGACGCTGTAACTCAATACCTATCTCTGTCGGGTCAGGTAGACGACGCTCGACGCCTACTACGTCACGACCAATAAACTGACCCCGTTTAATTCCCAACTCTTCACTGTCTTGGAGAGCAACGTAACCGAATGTTTCGATGATTGCGTTTTCCCGACGTGCGTTTTGAGCTTCCTGTTGCATACGGAAACTTTCACGCTGAAGATTTTCCTGTGCAAAAAGATTTCTTTCGTTTGCCGCTTCAGTGAGCATTGCTTGTTGCTCGTTGAGTTGTTCCTTGAAGAATACCTCACGACCTTGAAGAGTTTTATCCCACTCTCTCTGCTCTCGAATCAGCCTATCTTCCCGATCTCGGTCTTCTTTTCTTAACTGATCTTCACGCTCTTGTGCGGCCTTTTCTCCCGAAGCACGTAGGTACTGGTTAGCCGCACCTTGGAGAAACCCCATCGTAAAAATACCCATTACTCTTGTTCTCCTTCTACAACACCAGCACTAGGGCGCGGGATCATTCCTTCTCCCATCTCATCTTCGGGCATCTCAACTGACTCTTCAACCATCTCGCCTTCAATAACATCCGGGCTGTCCATACCTAAGAAACTTTGCTCTTGCATCATTCTTTCTTGGTCGAGACGCATCGACTCCTCTCTCGGCAAACGAGTTGTGACATACTTTGCAAAGTCGGGGTTACGGTCCCGCATAATATTTAGGATTACGGAGTCTTTCATTCCGTAGTTTGTGCGGGGTAAGCCGTCGCGTGTTGCAAAAACGTTGGCGTCAATTCCAGCATCTACGGCCAGTCCCATGAAGTATATTGCGAGAGGGCCCTTGATTAGCTCGCCGACGTCAACAGTGAACATGCCTTCCATAAATCCGACACGCGAAGTTGTCGTAACGATTTCTTCAATAGAAACACCTGCGGCGAGTAGCTGAATGTGCATCTCCTGAATCTCAGGCTTTTCGAGGTTATCAATGAGTGCGTCGACGGCTTGCTCCGCTGTCGCGTACTGGGGGGGTCTTTCCCACGGCCATTGACCGGGAGTTCCCGCGAGGGAAAAGCCAGCAGGCGGGCGGGAAAAACTAGACTCGGGAGTGAGTGTTGCTTTGTTTTTTAACATGCTACTTCCTTGACCTCGGTGTCACTTTAATTTGGGGTGAGCCTAGTTGAAGTAGGGGGCCACGAGATTGTCTCGATTGAATCTGATTGATGACAGCTTGTATTTTAGACCCTTGCTGTGCTTGATTTGCTTTCTGAAAAGCATTCTGTACTTTTGCTGTGTAACCTAAGTCGGTCTGGCTTGACTTGTAAGTTGATGAGCCTGCTGAAGTACGGGGTGCTTTAACTGTTTGGCCCTGTGCGGTAGGAGCTTTGATCT